AAGGGTTGGGGGTCAGGGAGGGTCAACTTTGCTGCTTTTTTGAGCAACTTTGACCCTGGTCAGGGTCATGACCCTAGGGTCATCCAGGGTCAACTTTTCCCACATTCTCACAAAACCCACATTAAACATTTTTGCGTAACATCAACGCACTGGCGTTGGCCTCATCCACCATGATCCACCCATGCTCGGTGGCCTCAATCATCCCAGCCTGGAGCATCGCACCGATCATTTTGTCGTTGTACGACGGGTTGACCATGTTCCTGATGGTGCGCTCTGCGTTGCCGTCAGCAGCCAGTTTGTCCTTGAGCGCTGATCTGGTGAGGTACGGTGCACCGCCCAGATCCTCCGCACCGCTGGCCCACCAAGCGTTTTCCCACACCTTCCTAAACCCATCTATCTTGGAGTCCTTCTTAGTCGGTGCTGCTGGGGCTTGCGACTCAATCACCACGGCGCTAGTTACCGCCTGATTATCTTCGTCATACCATCCCGGAATAGTTACCTGCTGCAAATCCAAGAACACCGGCTTTGCCAGCTCCGCATCCTTGGACTTTCTCTGCACCAATTGCATAGGGCTATTTGGCCCAGCGGGAATAACACTTATCTCAATATCTAATGCACCACGCCAAGCGCTTGATCCTCGGGCACGGTGCTGGGCCTCCTCGGATACGCCGGTGTGATGCACCAAGATCACCGAGCAGCCAAACTCCTGCATGAGATTGCCGCAAGCATCCAGCATAGTCTTGGCGTCTTGGGCGCTGTTCTCGTCGCCCGCTAGGAAGCGGTGCAAGGTATCAACCACGATCACCTTCGGGGGGCTGGGCAGCATGCGGATGTGCTCGACCACCTTGAGGTATCCAGCGGGCGTATTCAGATCACAGCCGTGCTTGGACAGCCACATGTTGATCGGGCCGGGCTTGTGCTGGTGCTTCCAAGCGGCAATGCGCCCACGAAGTCCGTGGTGACCTTCACCGGCCAGATAAACGACGTTGCCGTGGCGAACTTTGTTGCCGCACCAGTCTCCTTGTGTATCGGATGCAATACGCAGACACCAATCGAGCACGACGAACGTCTTGCCACCGCCAGAGGGCCCGTGAACCATGACGAGAGCGTGGTCTTGGATCCAGCGCTTGACGAGCCACGAGATGGGACTGGGCTGGGCGGAGAAGTCATCGGCCGGAACTAGCCAATCGTCAGCAGCGGGTGCGAGAAGACTCGCCAAATCGTTGCCGGCTTGGGCATAATCATTAGCATCGCCAGGTTCTGGAGGCATAACCATGCGCGCTCCAAACTTGGCACAGGCCTGCTCGGCGTAGCGCTGGCCGACGCCCGACTTGTCATTGTCAGCCACGATCACCAAATCCTGCGCCGCACCATAAATCTCCCGCAACTTGCCGGTGACCGTCACAAGGTTGGACGCGCTGTAGGCAATGATCACGGGGCGATCAATCGTTTCATGGATCGTTGCAGCGGTGGCAAAGCCCTCTGCGACGTAGATGGTTCCAGGCTCATCGGTTGAGCCTATACACCAGAACTTGCCGCCCGTCTGCCCACCAGGGTGATAGAGCTTGCCGCCTTGATGGTCGATGTACTGGAGGCTTGACAGCGTCCCGTCGGCGTCGTAGAGCGGCACGACTAAGCGTCCGTCGCCGGTAATGCGTGCGCCATGCACGCCAATGCCCTTGGCCACGAGGTACGGGTGCTCGGGGCTTGCAGGGTTTGCGTTGGCCCAGATCTGCTCGACCGTCTCGCTTGCTACTTGGTGCTGGCGCTCTAGAGCTGCATCACGCAGGGCTTTGGCCTCGGCTAGGCGCTTGGCGTTGGCCATCTCCTCGGTGTGCGTGAGCTTGCGCCCGACCTCTGCACGCCAAGTGACCTCAATGCCCGATCGCCAGCAGCCAAAGCGCCCAGCGGGGATACCGTCGCCAAAGACCAGATACCAACCCGGTTTATCGCCATGTCCTGGCGAGCCTTTGCTGCCGGACTTGAACCGGTGAATCTTGCCGTCCAGATGCACCTCATCGGGCGGCTCAAGACCGGCTGCGCGAATGGCGTCGATGAGCTGAACGTCAGGGGGTGCGATCTGTCGCTGTGGCATGAAGGGTGACCACGGGCCACCTAGGATGTTGGAGAGGTCAGCCATTGACCGACTCCCGATCTGCTTTCAGTGCGCCTTCGGTCTTGACCTCCAGCTCATACTGGCGAGACATCGGGGGCCGCTCTCCCCAAGCGTAGATCACCTGGGGCCACACTCCTAGTGCATCCGCTAATTTCTTCGTGCCGCCGTAGTAGGCGACCGCTTCTTCAGTCTTCATTTTTGTCCTTCTGGATTTTTTTTCATGCGGTGTTGACATCGTACATTGAAACCCGCTACATTTGCAACACACCTCGAACTGATTTCCAGAAGGAGGTGCAAAAACAGGAGTGCCGCATGGCAATCAATCTGAAGACCACTGGCAGTCTATCTGCCAACGGCGTCAAGCTGCTCGTATACGGGCAAGCCGGTGCCGGTAAGACCAGCCTCATCAAGACGCTTCCAAACCCCATCGTGCTCTCGGCCGAGGGTGGCCTGCTGTCCATTCAGGACGCAGACATTCCCTACATCGAGATCGCTTCGATGGACGATCTGCGGGAGGCGTTTACTTGGTGCAAGGACAGCGCCGAGGCTGGACAGTTCAAGTCCGTGGCGCTGGACAGCATCTCTGAGGTGGCCGAGGTCGTCCTCAATCATGAGATGAAGAAGAACAAGGACGGCCGCGCAGCGTACGGTGAGATGAACACCACGATGCAAGAGCTGATCCGCGCCTTCCGCGATCTGCCCGGCAAGCACGTTTATATGAGCGCCAAGTTGGAGAAGTCTCAGGACGAGATGGGAAAGATGCTCTACAACCCCGGCATGCCGGGCAAGAGCCTGACCCAAGGCTTGCCGTACTTCTTCGATGAGGTGCTGGCCCTGCGCGTAGAGCGCGATGCCGAGGGTGTGACCCAGCGGGCCATCATGTGCGACAGCGACGGGCTGTGGCTGGCTAAGGATCGCTCGGGCAAGCTCTCTGCTTGGGAAGCGCCTGATCTGGGTGCGATCATTCAGAAAATTGGGGACAGAGCATGACTGACCTTAAAGAACTGAGCAACGACTGGCTACGCTGGAAGACCTCCGAGGAGGAGGCAGTCACCGAGCGCCGCAAGATCGAAGACCAGATCGTCAAGATGCTGGGCCTACCCGAGGCGTTTGAGTCCACCGAGACAGCGGAGCCTACGGGCTTCGTGGTCAAGATCCAAGGCCGCATTGACCGCAAGGTCGATTCCACCAAGCTGCAAGAGCTGGCCGCAGAGATGGGCCTGTCGGATCACCTCCCCAATCTGTTCAGGTGGAAGCCTGAAATCAACATGTCAGCCTGGAAGCAGGCCGACGAAGCAATCACTCGCCCTTTGGCTGGTGCAATCACGGTCAAACCGGGCCGTCCGTCTTTCAAAATCACTGTTAAGGAGTAATCATGGCTTTTCTACCCGAATCTTTTGACGCCAACGAACTGCCCAAGGGCAACACCGGTGCTTTCGAACCCCTGCCCGCTGGCTGGTACACCGCCACCATCAGCCAAGCCGAGCTGAAGGACACGAAGGCTGGCACTGGCCAGTACATCAAACTGCGCTACGACATCACCGGCCCGTCGCATCAGGGACGCGTGGTGTTTGGCAACCTGAACATCAAGAACCCGAACCCCAAGGCCGAGGAGATTGGCCGCGCTGATCTTGGCGAGATCATGCGGGCGATTGGTCTGGGCAAGGTAACCGACACCGACCAACTCATTGGTGGCCAGCTTGGCATCAAGCTCTCCATCAAGGAAGACGCTCAGTACGGTGCTGGCAACGAGGTCAAGGGCTACAAGTCCATGTCCGGTAGTCCCGCTCCGGTGGCAACGGCGGCCGCTGCGCCTGCCCCTGCCGCAGCGAAGTCCGCTGCGCCGCCTTGGGCTAAGAAGTAAAAAAATAGCCCCCGGTTTTTACGCCGGGGGCAATCAAACAACTAAACAAGGAGTGGGCAATGCAAATACCCGAGTCGGATCATAGCATCCAGGCGCTGATTGACAAGCACCACGAGCAAAAAGCCGAAGCCCCCAGGCCGCACCTTGGCGTCAGCACGCTGGGCCATGTGTGTGACCGCTGGCTCTGGCTGTCATTTAGGTGGGCCGTGCAGCCCAAGTTTCCCGGCCGAATCCTGCGCCTGTTTCGCCGTGGCCACCAAGAAGAGACGAACATCATCGCCGACCTGCGGGCCATTGGGATTGACGTTCGCAAGGTGTCCAGCCAGCACCGGGTGGATTTTGGCAGTCATGTCTCTGGCTCACTGGACGGGATCATTGAGAAGGGCGTTCCCGAAGCCCCCAAGGCCCAGCATGTGGCCGAGTTCAAGACCCACAGCAAGAAGTCATTCGATGACATGGTGAAGAATGGGGTTGAGAAATCCAAGCCCGAGCACTTCGTGCAGATGCAGGTCTACATGCACGGCACTGGCATCGAGCGGGCACTCTACTTCGCCATCTGTAAAGATAACGACCAAATCTATACAGAACGCGTCAAATATGACAAGGAAATCGCGGAAAAGTATGTGCGTCGTGGGCATTACATTGCATTGTCAGAGCGCATGCCACCGCCGATCAGCGAAGACCCGAGCTGGTATCAGTGCAAGTTCTGCGATGCACACAAGTTCTGCCACGAGAGCAAAACCACGGAGCACGCCAACTGCCGCACCTGCGCCCACGCTACGCCCAAGTCCGACAGCACTTGGCACTGCGCCAGCTGGGATGATTCGATCCCGCTAGACGCCCAGCGCACTGGATGCGAGAGCCATGTGCTGCATCCTGATCTGGTGCCGTGGCAGCGCAAGCCTGGGCCTAACGAGTGGAAGGCGATCTATGTGATCAACGGCAAGGACGTTGCCAATGGCCAGCCGGGTGACGGCGTGTACAGCAGCCGCGAGATCTTGGCCAATCCGAGCGAGTGCGCGAATCCTGGGCATCAGATTGCCAAGCTGCGCGAGGAGTTCAATGGAAGGATTGTGGGGTGAGAGTATTAATCGCATGTGAATACAGTGGACGAGTGCGAGATGCTTTTAGAGCGCTTGGGCATGACGCCATGTCTTGCGATCTTTTGCCAACAGATTCTCATGGGCCACACTACCAAGGAGATGTTTTTGACATCATTAACGACGGATGGGATTTGATGGTCGCGCATCCGCCCTGCACTTACCTAAGCGTCAGCGGTATGCACTGGACGACGCGGGGGCTGCGCGATCCGCAACTGACCGAAGACGCACTGGAGTTCGTGCAGCGCCTGATGGACGCGCCGATTGAGCGCATCGCCATCGAAAACCCCATTAGCATCATCAGCAGCCGAATACGCAAGCCTGACCAAATCGTGCAGCCGTGGTGGTTTGGCCACGACGCCAGCAAAAAGACTTGTCTATGGCTCAAGAATCTGCCGCTGCTTACGCCGACCAACATGCTGCCAGGTGACGCCAAGACGCGCCGGGGAAACCAGACGGCCAGCGGCCAGAACAAATTGCCGCCCAGCAAAGACCGCTGGAAGATTCGCAGCGAGACTTACCAAGGAATTGCCGATGCTATGGCGCACCAGTGGGGTGGCTGATGCTCCGTGACTACCAACAGCGCACCATAGACCAGCTCTATGCTTGGTTGCATTGTGTCTGTCATTCCTATAAAATGGACTCACTGACACAAGGAGAACGACATGCAATGTGCATTTGATGGATGTGAGCGTGATGCTGTATCAAAAGGATACTGTGACAAGCATTACAGAAGGCTGTTAAAGCGTGGCGATGTTAACGACCACGGCAGTCGAAAAGTGGATTATGGCAATGCCGTTGACCGATTTCATCAAAAGTATCAGATCGACGAATCTGGTTGCTGGCTTTGGACTGGTGGGACAAGGCCAAACAACAAAGGCGTGGCATATCCAAGGCATTGGACTGATGACCGAAAGTCAATTGGGGCGCATAGATTTTCATTTGAGCTTGTGAATGGCGAAATACCGAAAGGCATGTACGTTTGTCATAAATGCGATACGCCGCTCTGTGTGAACCCAGATCATCTTTTTGTTGGAACGCACCATGACAACATGCGCGACATGGTTCAAAAGAAGCGTTCATTTACTGGTCGTGGAGAACACAAAAAAGGACTGGCGAAACTGACCAATCAGCAAGCAGACCAAATCAGAAAGATGGAAATATCGCAATCAAAAATTGCTGCATTGTTTAGAGTAAGTCAAACAACGATTGGACGTATTAAACGTGGAGATAGTTACTAATGCAGTTGCGTGAATATCAAACACGCGCACTGGACATGTTGTATGCGTGGTTTGAAAAGAACGCAACCGGCCATCCAGTGCTCAATATGCCAGGCGGGTCTGGCAAGTCTGTGGTAATCGCCTCGCTAGCAAAAGATGCACTGCAAAACTGGCCAAAGACACGCATCTTAATGCTGGTGCATTCCAAAGAACTGATCTTGCAAAACGCTGACAAGTTGCGCAAGCTGTGGCCTGGAGCGCCACTTGGAATTTACAGCGCCAGCGTAGGCAAACGTGATCTTGGGGAGCCGATCACATACGCTGGCATTGGGTCTGTTGCCAAACGCGCAAAGCAAATTGGTCACATTGACTTATGCATCATTGATGAGGTACATGCCGTATCAACCACTGAGAATGGCATTTACCGCAAGCTGATTGCCGACCTGCTAGAGATTAATTCAAACATGCGGATTGTTGGATTGAGTGCTAGCCCATATCGTCTTGGCCAAGGGATGATAAATGAAGGCCCGACTGCGATCTTTTCCGAAATTCTGGAGCCGGTGAGCATTGAGGAGTTGGTTTTTAAAGCTCATCTTGTGCCGTTGCGTTCAAAAACCACCAAGCACAAACTGGACACCGATGGATTGCACAAGCGCCAGGGCGAATACATCGCATCCGAGATGGAGGCCAAGTTCAACACCGATGACCACAACCAGGCCGTGGTGCAAGAGATCATTGAAAAGGCAAGCAGTCGCAAGCACTGGTTGATTTTCTGCTCTGGTGTTGCGCACTCTGAGGCCGTGGCTGAGTGCCTGCGTGCTGCTGGCATTGCTGCCGAATCATTAGACGCAACGCATAGCAAAGCGGAACGCGAGCGAAAACTGGCCGACTTTGAATCTGGTCGAATGCGTGCTATTTGCTCAGTTGGAATCTTGACGACTGGCTACGATTTTCCTGCGTTGGACTGCATTGCATTCTTGCGGTCTACGATGTCGCCAGGGCTTTACCTGCAAATGGCCGTGCGAGGCATGAGACCACACGCTGGCAAAACAGACTGTCTGGTTCTTGACTTCGCTGGCGTGGTGGAGATGCACGGGCCGATCGTAGCCGTCCAGCCCCCGAAGAAGGGCGGCGACGGAGACGGCGAAGCCCCTGTCAAGGTCTGCGACAACTGCGACGAGCTGGTGCATATCTCGGCCAAGGAGTGCCCCGCCTGTGGCCATCCTTTCCCTCCGCCAGAGGAGAAGAAGCTCAAGCTCCGTAACGACGACATCATGGGGATGGAGGGCAAAGACTTTGAGGTGACGGGCTGGAGCTGGCGCAGGCACATCAGCAAGGCCAGCGGCAACCTGATGCTCGCTTGCACCTACTACGGGAGCCTGTCAGACAAGCCGATCACGGAGTATTTCCCTGTGCTAAACGATGGTTACGCTGGGCAGATGGCGCTGCAAAAGCTGATGGCGATTGCCGAGAAAAGCGGAGCTGATCTGTCTGAGATTCGTATCCTAAAAGATACGGAGGCGCTCGATTACATCGTCATTCAGATGGGCAAGTCGAAACATCCGAACGCAATCGAGTACCGGATGGACGGTAAATTTTTCAAAGTCGTAAGGAGAACATGGGATGAGACACGCGGAGCCTGAGGTTGTGACGATGTACAAGGACTGGATCAAGGCTGGCCCGCCCAGGTGCTGCCACACTTGCGAGCACTATGGGACGGACGGCCTGTGCATTGAGTTCTGGATGCAGCCCCCGCCAGAGTTCGCCGCCTCCGTGGGAGAGTGTGACAAATGGCAACAGGAGATTTCGTTTTGACTGACGCTGTACCGAGCGAACATTTTGAGCAGCGCGAGCTGGTGCGCTGGTTCCGCCAGACCTTCAAGGGCGTGAGGATCTTTGCAATCCCCAATGGAGGCGTCAGGAGCCCCTCTACGGCCGCGAAACTCAAGGCCGAAGGGGTGAGTAGCGGGGTGCCTGATCTATGCGTCCCAGCGTGGCGCTTGTGGATTGAGATGAAGCGGGTCAAGGGCGGCTCACTGAGCGCCGAGCAAAAGGACTGGATTTTGTATCTAGAAGGTGTGAAATACTGGTGTATAGTGGGCAAAGGTGCTGAGGACGCCAAGACAAAGATCCTCGATTTCAAGGAACAACATGACAAAAGATCGCTACATGACGGTGCGCCTCCCGGCGGAGGTGGAAGCCCAGATTCGACAGCAGGCCTCGGCCAGCACTAGGACGCTGGCAGCTCAGATCCTGCACTACATCAAGCAGGGACTGTTGCAAGAAAAAGACAAGAAGTGACATTGGGGTTTGTCCCTACTTGCGATTGTGTGAAATTGTGGGAAGATACATCCATCGACAACAACTTCTCTAAGGAGCTTCTCATGTTCTCTACCAACCAAATCGTCAAGGGCAAAGTCGCTGGCACTTTCGTCATCCTGGCTCTGCGTAACGTCGGCGGCGTGTCTTACGCACAGCTGAAAGAAATCTGCCCTGTCACGGGCAAGGCTCGCCGCGGCGAGATCTGCTTGCCCGTCGATGCCCTTCGCCTCGCCGCCTAACAACCCCGGCCCCTCGGGGCCTTCACCTGGAGACCACAATGCAAACCACCAAACGCCACCCCCGCACTCTTGAAGAAGCCTTCGGCCCCTACGCCCGAGGCGGCATCTATGAGCAACCTCTTGAGTTCGGTCTGGCCGATAAAGTCATCACCGGACTGTGCGGCATCATCTTGTTCGGTCTGCTGATCGCAATCCTGGCGGGGTGGCTGTAATGCACGACAAACTAAACACCGAGATTGACAAAATCGTCGCGGAGATGGCGCCTCCGCAGAACTCCATCGGGATGCTCTCCACCGATGATGTTGTGCGCCTAGTTCGCAAGGCGGCAACGCAAGGCGCAATGGCTGGCTGGGTGGCTGGCGAGCGCACTGCTCGCTCTTACTGGAGCGGGGAGATGGACAAACTGCGCGAGCGCATCAAGGAGTTGAAGGAGGAACTAACCAAATGACCGGCCCGTACTTCGAGTCGTGGGAGCACGACAACTTGGTGAAGTTCGCCAAGGAAGCCTACGCCAAGCTCCAGAAGCAGGAAGAGGAGCTGCAACGGTTGCGAAAACCTGTTTGGCCGTTTCCTAAGAGCAACAGTTATCCGAATGACATGCCGGAGGCGCTGCTGTGAGCATTGACGCAATGAAGCAGGCGCTGGAGGCGCTGGAGTACATCGAAAACAATTACATGAGCCTACCTTCGCCAGCCATTAAGGCAATGTCCGCCCTGCGCCTCGCCATTGAGCAGACCGAGCGGCAGCCGCTGACGGATGAGGAGATTGAGCGGGCCACGGGAAGCGATAGAAACAAACCGCTGTGGATAGCGATTGAAAGCGTAGCCCGCGCCATCGAGCGCGCCCACGGAATAGGAGGTGGGGGATGACTGTACGTCAATGCTCATCGTGCGGGGGATTTTGCAAACGTAGCGGCTGCGAGCGTGAAAACGTAAAGCGGCCTGATGAACCCGCAAAAGGAACTTTGTCGGGGCAGGCTGAATATGAACGCGGGTTCATCGACGGTATGCAAAAGCAGATGCAGTCCAGCGTGGACAAGGCGGTGAACCGAATGGCGACGCCTCAGCAGATTGAAAAGCTGGAGGCACAACTTGGTGAAGCGGTATGGAACTACGGCGAAGCCATGCGGGAACTGGAAAGGGGTCAAGATGCAGTTGCACAAGAACGTGAAGCCTGCGCCCGTGTGCTTGATGAAATGGCAGATCAAATGGCCACAGACATGGAGCCAAGCACTGCCATTGCTTGGGTGCGTAACCGCGCCGCGTTTATCCGAGCAAGAGGCAACGCCATAGACAAACTGGAGTTGGTGGGGGAGAAGCCAACCGCATACATATGCGAGTTTTATGCCGATCCGGGGTACCCGTTCTTGTCTTTTGAACCTATTGAGTCCGGCACTAACATACCGCTGTACAAATGGAAGGAGAAGAAAGCATGAGAAAAAGTTTGCACCTGACTACCGAGTTTTTCCCGCGCCTGTGGCCGTGCTTTGCCGTGGGGTTTTTCAGCGGCGGCAATGAGTTTGTCCTGCACCTTTATCTGGTGTGCTTTCGCATCCGGTGGGGGTATTGATGAACAACGAGAAAGTAATCGCCCTACCGGCGAGCACTAACTACACCCCAGAGCAGGCGCTTAAGTCAGCACTGGATATGTGTGAGGATGGCGGCCTGAGCGATGTGATGATCATTGCCTTCGACTGGGAAGGCGAGCTGTTCGTGCGCTCATCCAAGATGACCCGGGCCGAGGGGCTGTTCATGGTGGAGAAGGCCAGAGAGTGGTCAATGTATGGAGGTTTGGAATGAACAGAGACGACATCAATAAGCTGGCGCGGGAGGCTGGGCTGCTGCCAATTCTCAACGAGGATGCTTTCCAAAAATGGGAGTGGGAAAAGACAAACAAGGTGCTTGAACGCTTTGCCGCCCTAGTCGCCGCAGCCGAGCGCGAGGCGTGTGCGAAGGTGTGTGAGGACATTGACGCTGAGTACGATGGCGAGGACGTTTTGGCGACTTGGTGCGCCGCCGCCATCCGCGCAAGGGGGCAGGGATGATCCTCGTCTTCGCCCTCCTAATCCTCTTGGTCTCCATGCTGGCGGCGATCCCGCTGGCGCTGGAACCTGAGCTGCGCGAGAATGTGACGTTCTGGGCCATCCCGGTAGTGTCTGGCCTTGCCATTTACCTCTTGCTATGGGCGTAAGAATCCAATTAGTTCGTGAGCTTTTGCGCGCCAGCGATGGCCTGACAGTCGCCCAGATTGCGCAAGCGGTGCAGACCGACACCTCGCATATCCACCGGATGCTCAACAAGTTCCCCGACGCCTACATCGACCGCTGGATCAAACGCGGCAACATCACCACCGCCGTCTGGTGCGTCGTCGTCCCACCACCTAACTGCCCTCGACCCGAGAGCCGGAGAAACAAATGAAATGCAAATGCCCTCCCAACAGTCCCTTCCACTGGCAGGACGATCCTCGCCCGTCGATCTTCGCGCAGGAGAACGGTGCGCTACTATCCATGCGCCAGACTGAGGTCGTCGAGAACGCCCGTAAAGAAGGCCGTGACATCGGCCACATCCCTGGCGTCAGCACCAAGGTGCGAGTCTTCCACTACTACTCCCGCGCATGATCGACTATTCCTATCCCTGCATGATGGCCGAGAAGGCCCTCAAAGACCTCCACAACGCCGCCATCGAGGGTCGGCTAGACGAAGCGGCAGAGCACGCCCTGGAAGCGATTACTGAGGCGCGTCTGGTCTATCAGGCGCTTCAGCACATGAAGTCAGCGCGCCAGCAGGTACAGGCCCACGTTTGAGAAGGCATACCCAGCATAGACAATCGTCATGCTTGGGTTGCCCTTAAACGCCTGCTCTACAGCGATGTAGCCGTAGATCACACCTGTGAGGATGATGAGCCACGGACTCACAGCTTGCTCACATCAATGACCTGGCCGCGAAACTGTATAGCACCTGGTGCTATAGCGTGCACCAGTTCCGGCCAAAGAAGCCGGGAATTATGGAATGTGAGCACGGCAAATCCGGAACGCCAGTTCGTCGGATTGTCCTCGATGTAATCCACGAACTGCGGGCCGTTGGTCTCAGCCAGCGTGCCCGTATCTACGCCATAACGCTCTCCGTTGTAGTCGGAGAATGGCGTAACTTTTAGCGAATGCAGGTGACCCGTCACGATGGTCTTACCGGCGTTGACGGTGTTGTTATGCGTTGCATGAACGCCGCCCTTCATGCGGTGTTTAACGACGACGTCCTCGGTCGGCCAGCAGCTCCAGCACGGAATCCAGGCCGGGAAATGGTCTTTAAGGGTAAACCCTCCCACCGCCATGAACTCGGGCACGGTGTTGGCTAGCCGGTTCTCAAAGCGAGCGTCGTGGTTGCCTAACGTCCAGACCAGTTTAACTTTGCTATACGCCCGCTTGGCCTCATCGTCGATCTCGCCCAGGTACATCTCGCAGGCCCGCAGCTCCTGCACGACGCTAGGCTTGCTGTCCCAGCCGATACGCGGGTGGCGGCTGATCGCTGCGCCGTCAAAGGCGTCGCCGTTATTAATCACTGCTTTTGGCTTGAGCTGCTTAATGGCCCACAGCAGGCCCTTAAAGGCGGTGCTGCGGATGCCGGGCCAGAAGTGCGCGTCAGAGAAGACGATCACCGTACCATTTTCGATACCCAGGTGATAGCGTGCTGCGTGGTTTTCTGCCTCTTTCCCAAACGCATTCATCCGCTTATCGTTAGCGACAAGAACGAGGTTGTACTTCTGCTCAAGCGTGCGACGGCGCGAATGTACTTTTCGTTCGTTGATGCCGGTAATTTTTGCGATTTTCGCGGCGCTTTTGTGGAGGTTCCACAGCTCAAGAAACTCGTCGTCAGTCAGAACTGTGGCCATCTATGCCCCCTAAAACGCGCTCCAGCACATTGATCACGCGGTGCTCGGCGCTGTCGAGCTGCTCTGGCGTGGCCTTGGGGTCTTGCGCGGCCTGGATCAGCTCAAACAAGAAGATGTGTAGCACCTCGTGCAACGCCGTGTGCGACAGCGAGGATTCGGTGATGGCCTCTGCTCCAAAATCACCTAATCGGTAAATGGCCAAGCGGGCAGGGCTGTCGCACTCAACGCTGGCCATCGCACCGCGAGCAGGCTTGATGCCCTTCTCAATGCGCCAGTCCTGGAGATTGAGAACCCGCTGCCAGTGCTGGATAAACCCGTCAAATTCCTTGGATTGCTGCGCGTTGGGTTTGTTTGGCATATCACACCATTTTTAACGCCGCATCTTTCACTTCAGTGACACGGCGACCCCAGCCCTTACCGAACGTATCCCAGGTCGGCAGGGACTGCATGAACGCTAGCCGCGTGGCTTGGTACTTTTCGACTATTTCCTCGGCGTCCATCGCGGCCACTTTGGCGAGTGTGCCAGCGCCGATTGCGCCATCGGGAACAGCGCCTACGGTCGTCTGGAGCCACTTGGCGGCGCGGCCTGGGCCGCTGTTGATGGCGGCGTCAAAGACGGCGTAGTCCACGCCAGTAGGCAGCTCGTCGCCCTTGATCTTGTCCCAGTACTTGGTCTTGTACATCGGGCCGACGGTCTCAGGCGTCAGCGCGCGCATGGCCTTCTCGTCCACCTCGTGGCCGACCCACTCTTCCCAGACGCGCTTGGTGACGCCCAGGTTGGTCATGCCGCCAGGATCTTTGGGGTGATTAACGAAGCCGCCCTCGTGGTGAAGGATAGCTTCCAGAGCTTGGTCGAAGTTCTCTTTCATTTCTTTCCTAACATTTCAGTCTTGGCTTGAGAGCCGGCGCTAGAACCAAAATAATACGCAATGATGCCAGTCCAGGCGGTGCCGAGCGAGCCGAGCATCATCAGAATGGCAGGGTTATTGGAGTCCACTTTGCCCAGCAGCATCATGGCCAGGATGCCGAAGAAGCCAGCCGTTACCGCCGCCGCCAGCAGAGGCGGTATCCAAGAACGGGTCGCCACCTGCATATCGCGGGCGCTTTTGCGGTCATCCACTTCCAGCTTGGCAAAGTTAAGCCCCAGTTCTTGCGCTTGTTTCTGGAGTTCGATCTCAGCGATCTTGACCTGAGCGATCTGCTCTGCGGTTAGCTTGTTGTCTTTGATCAGGTCGCTGACCTTG